TAGCATTACAGTCCAATACGATTAAGTAGGAGATTAACAATTTTGTCCGACAAATCGTCAGGCAAGAATTTCAGAAAACCTAAAAAATATTGAGCTACACATCCGTAGACAAATATCTTTAGGCACAAATCAAAAGTCTTTTGATACTCATTCACCGCCCACACCTTTTGGTAGTCTCACAAAAATCCATGAGTTCATAAATACCAATAGCAACCAAGAACAAAACAAATGCCACACCACCAATAATGATGGCTAACTCATTCATCTCGTCTTCTTTCTCTTTAGCCTTCTTCTCTGCTCTCTCTAAAGCCCTAAGCTCTCTGGCATCATCTATGTCCATCTGGTCTTGACGAGCTTTAATCTTGTTCCAAACGTCAACCTTACCTGTGGTCATAAAGAGCATCTTTAACTCTTCCTCAAACGCTCTAGCTTGCTCCAAAGCCATCTCAATCTGAAGAGCCTGACCCATGTTTGAGCCTTTGTTCTTCTTAGCATCAATCAACGCCTTGGTAGCAGCACCTTTGGCATCAAACATCTTGCCAATCATCGGGGCAAGAGAACCTAAATCATTGGCTACCTTACTAGCCTTTTTCACCATCGAAATAGCACTTTGAAGGCTATTTAGGGCTGAAATTGGGTCTAACGGAATCATTTCTTTCTCTCCCACTTAATGCAAACAACCCTTCGGTTGTAAACATCACCAGTCCAAGTCCACTTAATACATCGGTACTCTATGGTTGCCGCCAAGAGAAAGGCGATCACGGAAATGCCCAAACAATAATGTAGCTACAAAAAATGACAAAACAACTAATACATACCAAAGCGATGATGGCTTCACACCAATCAGACATTTTTAATACGAAAGAGGAATTTTCGCCCTCATCGACTCCATTAACAAAGAAGTCAAATCTCTGCTTGTGCGGCTAACACCAGCCTCATCGCCTTTCTCTTGCATAGTCATTGATTGACCCATAAGATTCTTTAGCTCTGAGTTCAGAATTGCTTGTCTTTGTTTATCAATAGTAGTAGTTGGCTCTGGTGGTATTCCTGATAACTCAGGAGGCATCTCAAACTTTGGCATTTCAGGTACTTGTCCACCAAGTTCAGGTGGCATTGAAAACTCTGTAGGCATCTCAGTAGGTTGTTGCATTGGTTGCTCTGTTGGAGCAGAAACAACACCACCAGTAACCAATGGGCGCAAATCATCAAGTGATGTAGCTGACAACATCATTGCACGACCCGCTTTTGTATCAAATACAGTGCGGGATAAAGCCTCTATAGCCTTGTTGACAGGAACAGCCGCAATAGCCGCACCTGGCGCACCACCAACTGCCGCACCGATACCAACACGCATACCTTGTGTCATGGCTTCATCTAACCCAGAACCAGCCGCTTGACGGGTCATAGAACTAGTTAGGAAGCTATATTTGTTTAGCAAAGAATCAAGATTCTCGTCAACAAATGGCTGTAAGTTTGTCTTCCTTGATTGCAAGAAAGTAGAGAACTTAACTGGATCGAATGCGCCTGTTCCAACATCTGTTGCTTCTTTTCGTGCCGTAGCAAAGGTAGCCGCAGCGACATCTTGTTTAATATCTGGTGGCAGAACTTTAGCAATCATAGAAGCCGCACGTTTTGCACCTTCCTGACCAGTAGATTCAGCAGACACAATCTTGTTGACCAACTTAGAAATATCAGTCTTCAGTTCACCAGAATTTGGGTCTTTAATCATCGTCATTGCCAAATCAGCATCACGCAAAGGAATTACATTTCCTCTCCAGAATGATCTAGCAGTTGTAAAGGCATCTGATACAGATTGGTTCTGAGTAAGAGTTTTACCCCAATTCTCAATGTCCCGATCCATTGCATCCAACACTTCATTTAAACGAGTTGTTTCTTTAGCACCAAATTTATTCTGTGCTTTAGCAACTTGCAAGGCATCAGTCAAACCTTCTCTAGCCTTGCGAATATCGTTGAAAGTAAACTCTGTTGGGCCTTTGATCTCAGGAATAAATGGCTTTCCAGATTCGCTAACAATCATGCCAGCCTCTTGTTTAACTTCTTCTTTGCCAAGTTTTGAGCCAAAAGATGACAATTTAGCCTCTAAACTAGGTCTTTCAAGAACCTTGAATAGGTCGCCATACTCTGAAATTACATTGTTAACAGCGGCTTCAGTCTCAGTTGGTCGAATCTTTGAAAGTTCATTCTGAGTAGCCAAAGTATCTAACTTTTGGTAAAGAGAATTACCTTCTTTTGTAGCACTTGAATAGTTTGTTTGAACGGCTTTTGCAATGTTCTCACCAGCTTTGCCTGAATATGGAACACCACCAGTTATGGCTGTTTCTACAGTGCCACCTGCTTTGCTGAGTTCTTGGACGTTTTGTTTCAAACGATCTGCAACTCCACCTGCACGCAAACGATTTACTGCTTCAGCCGCACGAGTAGCATCATTGCCAGTAAAGTCTCCAAGCAGTTTAGGACTGATTCCTAGTGATGCAGAAGCATCTTTTACTGCCTGAATGTTGCTCTTAAAGTCAAAGTTAGTGACTTTCTCTATTGGTCGGCTAATAGCACCAACTACAGCAGTTGCGCCACCACTGATTAAACCGCCCTTAACAGCGGCTTCTTGACGAGATTCACCTTCTGCAACAGGCTTAGTTACGCCTTCCCATAAGCCACCAAATAAGCCTTGCTTTAAGATTTGAGCAACTTTCCCACCAGTGCCAAACCAACTCATGGTAGAAGCGGGAGCAGCAACAATTAGCTCTCCGACAATCTCACCTGCCGCACCCATGACTTTATTGTCATAAGACAGTCGATCAGGTTGTTTAGCAAGTTGGGCATTAAATTTATCAAGTGTTTGCTGTTTTGTAAGACCAGTCATAGTGCCTAATTCAAGCACTGATTGCATGATTCCTTCAGCAATCTCATTGGCCTTATTGACTTTACCTTTTTGAAAGTCAGTCAGGTACTTCTGTTGCAACTTATCTGCATCAGTCTTATTTTTCCACTCGTCAAACAATCCCATGACTTAGCTCCTTAAAGTTTGCCAGCGTCACGTAAGGCTTTTTCAGCTTGTTGACGAGTAGGTTTGCCACCATTATGGTCAATAAATAACTGAATCTTTTGCTCTCTTGAGAGTTCAGTAGTTTTGGGAGTTTGTTTTGCAGCTCCCGCAAATGATAATGGCTTTGTTTGTGTGGGTGCTTCTTGTGTAGGAGGAGTAACGCCTACTTCTGTTCTACCTTGGGACTGTAAAGCAGTCTTTTTAGCACCAAGTTCAGAACTAAGTTTAGTTTCTGCTCTCATTAAACCTTCAATTGCACCAATCATTCTGGCTTGGCTTAAATAAGTAGTCGTACTGGCAATTTGATCTGCCGCACGAGTAGCATCACCCTCAGTTTGTGTACCTTTTGCCATCAAAAGTAGAGAATTTACACGTTCAGTTAAAGCACGTTTGATCTCATCTTTCTTAACTTGTGCGCCTTTTTCTTCTAATCCAAATGCGGGAAGAACTGTAGCACCAAGCAAATCAAGAGTATTTGAAGTAGCGTTATATTTAACTTCACCTGACTTCAATGAACTAAGGAATGATTGCAATTCTGGTGCTGAAAGTTCAAGTTTCTTAAGATTGGAATCAATATCGCCAATTTGTGTTTGTGAAGCAGCGGGCAAATTGCCTCCTGTTGCAGTTTGAACAGTTGGTCTAGGAACAGCAACTCCACCTGCCGCTTCAGTCTTAGCCATAGCCTTGAATGTCTCAGGAAAGGCTTTAGATGGGTCTGTAGCGGGAATAGTAACTGTCTGACCACTAGCTTGGTCAAAGAAGCTACGAGGTTTAGCAAGCATCTGAGCCGCCATATTAGCGTTTGACAACTCATTTGCAGTTGGCTCTTTACCTTCTAATAACTTTGACTCAACAGTCCGTAGATCAGCAATATAACGCTCATCGCCAGTAAGTTTATTTGGTTGCAATGCTTTAGCAGTTTGCGCTTGTTGCAAAGTGATCTTTGAAGTTGATTCAGCTAATGTTTTAGCACGATCAACCAAACTAGCCGCCAATTGAGCATCGCCCATTTGAGAGGCATACTGCGCTCCTTGAACTAATGACTTTGGATCAGTCATATCAAGTCTTTGCAACAGTTGTTGACGTTGAGCAATCATCTTTAACTGAGGGTCTTCTACGCCCATAGCACCCGCAATAGCACCACCAAGACCTTTAGCACCCGCATAGGTCATAGCCGCACCACGAGAGGCGGGGTCTAGTTGAGCAAGTGAAATGCCTTCTTGTAATGCGTTTACACGTTGTTGTTCACCATACATTTGTGGGTTTAGTCCAAATAAACCCGCTACGATATTGTCAGCCATGATGAATCCTTATAAAAATAGGCCAAGGTCTTGGTTGCCATAAGCCAAACCAGTTCCAAATCCTGATTGACCTAAAGCAGTCTGACTAAAGAGTGATTGAGCTTCAGATGGGGTTAAACTTTCTAATGCTTTAGCAAACAATGGATTAGAAGTTATACCCGCCAATGCTGTTGAATATGGGTTAGTAGTAGCGGCTTTACCTGTTGCCAAATCTACGCTCTGACCCGCACCAGTTAAGCCTAAACGACCCACATTTGCGCCCGCAGTAGCCGCTGTTTGAGCAAGTCCTGCCGCCATTGTCAGAGGTTGTTGACCAGCAGTTTCTAGAGCCTGAACTTGACCCAAAGCAGTTGTATATGGAGCATAGGCGGCTTGTTGACCCGCATAATATTGACCCATTGTTTGAGCACCAGTGCCAAGCAATCCCGCACCAAAAGTAACCTGTTGTTGACCCGCTAGTTGAGCATTAGCCGCCAATTGAGCCTCTTGAGTGGCACGAGCGTTATACAAAGCCTGTAGTTCAGGAGTAGTAGCACCCAAAGTACCGCCTTGAGCAACTGCCAAACCACCACGACCTTGTTGTTGTAGTTTGTTTTGCAGATTAGCTAATTCCAACTCACGACCAGGTTGTAACAAAGCCATTTGCTGACTGAGATAGTTTTTAGCAACATCTTCAGGAGATTGGGCAAGGTATTGATTGCCAAGATTAAACAAACTCTGAGCACCTGTTTGCAAAGGAGCAAATTGAGCTTGAGCACCTTCAGCTTGTGCTAAACCTTGATTACCCAACGCAACTAATCGATCTTGAGCTTGTAAAGCACCTGGGCTTAATGTGTATCCTGCGCTTGTTAATTGACCCGTTACTGGATCAATCTTGAACTCAGAAGTACCAAAACGAGTGGTCATTCCTACTGGACGGAAACCCGCAGCCGCTTTAGCCGCAGCAGTCTCAGTATCAATCATTGCCCTTGCTTTATCAGCCGCTTCTTTAGAAGTCTGCTGTTGCATAAGACCTGCTATTGTCTGTCCACCAGATGTCAGCAAACCAGAGAACTGAGCCGCAGTTAAACCCAACTTAGCCGCAGTTGCAAGTTGTGCCGCAGTTAGACCCGTTGCTGTGGTAGCCGCAGCCGCAGCAGCCGCATCAGCAGCCGCTTTAGCCGCAGCCGTTTCAGCCGCAGTAGCACCCGCAGTAACCGCAGCAGTTGTTAACCCTGCCGCAGTAATATCTGCCGCAGTGTAACCTGCCGCTGTTAGTTCCGCAGCTGTAAATCCTAATCCTGCCGCCTCAGTAGCAGTTAAGCCTAGTCCTGCCGCTTCTGTTGCAGTAAGCCCTGCTGTTTGTACCGCAGGGCCTAGACCCGCTAAAGCCGCACCACCAAACAAAGCACCCGCAGTCAAAGCAAACTTGACAAAATCTTTTGTTGCATTGACCTTCATCTGAGTGCCAGAGCTTTGGAATGTTCCGTCTGGGTTGTATTGTGTATAACCGCCACCAGCCTTATTATCACTTGCCCTGTATGTCAATACATTCTCAATAGCACCAATTTGCTGATCTTGACCAGAACCAGTAACTTGGTAAACAGGTTGAACAATAGTGTCGCCAAGTTGCACACTCTGTCCATAAGGAACAGTTTTAGCCACACGAGCTGCAACTTCACCCTCACCAATTCCTAGTCCATCAGCTAAGTTCTTTGGAGAAACATTAGCCGCCTTCATAGCGGAAACAATTTGTTGGTCAGTTAAGTTTGGTGTTGCAGTTAATCCTTCAAGAAAACCTTTAGGTAGTGCTGATGGATTTGGAGATGATTGTGCCGTTGTTTGACGAGTAGTTCCTGTATCTAGCATCCCTTGAGGGCCAGCTTGAGTTACAAGTGCAGTTTGTAGTGTTGATGGAATATCAGCTTGTACTGCTTGACCACTAAGCAAGCCAGTTTTTTGAGCCGCAGCAGTCTGAGCCGCACTCACAATTTTCATTGCTTCAGCACCAGTTTTAGGCATCATTCCACTTGCAACAGCACCTGGAATTTGATTGGCAACATCTTGTGCGTTTAATTTCTTCCACTCTGCCGCCCACAAAGAATCTGCTGTTGCTTTTTGAGCTGGAGTTGCAAAAGTGTTATACCAAGTGCTTCCATAGCTGTTTGGATCATGCCATTTTTGCTCACCCAAGTATCTTAGAGTAGTTGGATTAGTAGGATCAAAACCTGGAGCAGTCCAAATTAACTCTACTTGTTGTCCAGTTGTAGGATCAGTAACTTTCTGTGATGGGCCTGTATATCCAGTTGCATCTGCTGCTCTAAAACTACCTACTGGAGCACCACCATATTGTGATGTGTAGTCAATAGTTTCAGGCAAAGCACTAACATCTAATGATTTATATGCCGCATCAATTTGTGCTGGTGTAATGCCATAAGTCTGCATGGCATAGTTAGCCAAATCATAGGCAGATGTAGTCGGACGAGCCGCTAACTCAGCCGCTAAAGCCGCATTGATTTGTTCTTGCGAATATGCCATGATATTTTCCTTTAAGCACCAGTGTTAAGTGCTGCCTGATAAGCAGCAATAACTTCAGCAGTCCAGACTGTATTGCAGATTGCAACAACATTAGCGGGAACGCCCGTCAAGTCTTGTGCAGGGGTTAGGCTTGAACGATGGTAGGTTTGGCTAATTTGATTGCCATCTTCCATGATGCGTGTAGCTTCACGATAAAGAATCGTGCCGTTTTCTTGAACTGTGATTTGGTCAACAGTTGTAGTTTTAGTTAAAGACATTTTGATTTCCTTTTAAGTTGTGTCCGACTTGGTAATCCAACCAAGTTAATTAAATTGCATAGCTAAAATTAAACATCAAACCAGAATTATTATTGAAATTTCCTTGGTTTAAGCCTGTATGTGCGCCTGTTCCAAGATAAGTAATTTCGCTAACTGTGCTTGTATTTGGTGCGTTATATGCTTGTAAACTTCCCGTGATTGAAGCCAATTCAAATCCCGCAATACTCATACTGTTATATACTGTATTTGCTGATGTAAAAGGTAGTCCAGTAATTGTTACAGCACCAGTAGAAGAACCTTTACTTGTTAGACCAATACGCCCAGAAATAAATATTCGGTTTCCAACTTTTGTGTAATTACCTTGTTGAGAACCATAAGTTACTCCAGTAGAACCACCACCAAAAGCAATTACTGGTGTCCAAGTCCCTTCCTCATAGTCATCTAGCGTATTAGCGTCTGATGATGCTGATTGACTTGCAGGAAAGGTAATTCCATAACCACTTGTTGTTGGAGTTGTGCCACCAATACCTAAATTTGAACCAAGTTTTAAGTTTGTGGCTGTAGTTATTCCCCCATCTCCTGCCAAGGTAAATAGGTTTGAAAAAGTACCTGCTTGACGCACCCGAATAGCATAGTCAGAAGATGTTGTTCCAGCATCAATTCTTAAACCATAGTTTGCACCACTTGCTCCAGTAGATGAAATTGAAGCCGCAATATCGCCAGAAAAAGAACTTGCTACCGATAAAGCATTAGCCGCAGTTGAACTCGAACTTAGCTTTGTTGCCGATAATGTAGTGCCATCCCATGTTAGTGCTGAAGAAGCACCAAATGCACCTGAGTTGTTAAACTGAACTTGAGTATTTGAACCCGCAGGAGTAGCACTACCACCAGTTGCCGCAATGGTAATGCTGCCTGCACCATTTGTAATCGTTACGTTTGAGCCAGCAGTCAATGTTGTGCGAGTAAATCCTGTGCCATTACCAATATCTAATGCACCATTGGCGGGAGTTGTTGTTAATCCTGTACCACCATTGGCTACTGGCAAAGTGCCTGTAACACCAGTTGATAGTGGTAAGCCTGTGGCATTAGTTAAAGTAGCACTTGCAGGAGTTCCCAATACAGGAGCAACAAGAGTCAATGCTGTGCCGTTAGTTGTAGCACCAGTAATGCCCGCAAATGCACCCGCATTGTTGTATTGGACTTGAGTGGTAGAACCGCCAGGAGTTGTGCTGCCACCAGAAGATGCGATAGTAATTCCACCTGCACTATTGGTAATCGTCACATTTGAGCCAGCAGTCAAAGTGGCTTTGGTTAATGTGTTACCAGTAGAGTTACCAATCAACAACTGACCATCTGTATATGAAGTCTGTCCTGTTCCACCATTGGCAACAGGGAGTGTTCCTGTCACACCAGTAGATAAAGGCAATCCAGTTGCGTTTGTCAATGTGGCACTTGTTGGTGTACCCAAGATAGGAGTTACAAGTGTTGGGCTTGTTGACAATACATTATTGCCTGATCCTGTGGAAGTGGTTACGCCAGTACCGCCATTCAAAACTGGCAGAGTACCTGTCACACCTGTTGACAAGGGCAATCCAGTTAAATTGGTTGCAACGCCACTAGCGGGTGTACCAAGAGCAGGAGTCACCAATGTAGGCGAGGTAGCAAATACCAAAGCCCCTGTGCCTGTCTCATCAGTAACAGCCGCAAGCAAGTTAGCACTTGATGGAGTACCCAAGAAGGTTGCTACACCTGTTCCAAGACCCGAAACGCCAGTGCTTATAGGTAAGCCAGTAGCATTGGTCAGAGTTGCGCTAGAGGGTGTTCCTAAAGCGGGAGTGACAAGTGTTGGGGATGTCGCAAAAACTGCTGACCCTGTGCCTGTTTCATCTGTCAAAGCAGCAAGTAAGTTTGCCGAACTAAATGATCCTAAAGATGTTGCATTGCCAACTGAAGTAACTGCGCCTGTTAGATTAGCGTTAGTTACAACAGTGGCTACATTGCCAACTGAGGTTACACCCCCTGTTAGGTTAGCATTTGTCGTTACATTTCCCGCAGTTAAGCCAGATGCCGTTCCTGTTATGTTTGTGCCAACAAGTGCTGATGGAGTTCCCAAGGATGGAGTCACCAGTGTTGGCGAGTTTGACAACACTACATTACCAGTACCAGTAGAGGTAGTTACACCAGTACCACCATTCGCTACGGGCAAAGTGCCAGTAATGTCAGAAGTAGAAAGGCTTACTGCATCCCATGTGGCATTAGTGCCATCAGTTTGAAGATACTTGTTTGCATTGCTAGTTTGGGTAGGCAAGAGGTTATTCAGAGCACCCGCAGCAGTAGAAGCACCAGTACCGCCATCAGCAACCGCTAGATCGGTGATGCCAGTAATTGTTCCACCAGTAATTGCGGCAGAAGCATTGTCTGTTTTAGTGCCAACAGCAGTTTGAATGTTGTTGAACTCTGTATCAATCTCAGTACCCTTGACAATCTTTAATGGATTGCCAGGTGAAAGGTTGTCTTTTGATGCAAAGTTAGTGGTTTTTGTGTAATTTGACATGATTTACCTCTTAGCCCATTTTGCCATCTTTGGCTTGAATTTCAATCTTTTGCAATGAAAAAGAAACACCTTTGATGGTTGTTTCATACCCTGTTTGGACAATCTTTCCCGCACCTGAAGCATTAGCAGAAAGAGTCTTAATCGGCACGCCATTTGTATACTCGGCAACATTGTATTCAGCAGTGCCATACTCATAACTTGTCTGTGAAGGAATGTAGATATTCTCAGCACGATAAGCACCTGAATAATCAAATCCCCAATTGATAGACAAATACTGATCTGATCCACCAATCACAATGGCAGTCACAGACTTCAGAATAGAAATCTGGTTAGGGTTTCCCAAGTCTGCATTGTTTGTGTAGTACGCAAATCGGTACGTTACTGTGTCATCAAGATAAGTTCCGTATTTGCCGATATAACCATTTTTACCAATATACAAGTCGCCATTACGCAATGAACGCAAAGCAGTAGGAGCAATAGAGTCCCACTTAGTTACACGGGAAGCACCATCTTGCAAAGTTTGCTTAGTATCGAAACAATAAACTTGGAACGAAGCGGGCAAAACAAGCAGATAAAAGGCTTCTTTTTCTGAGTAAACAGACTTCAAATTAGAGAGTGTTTCGCTTGCCAAAGATGAATTTAGATCAAAACGAACATTCTTAGATAGGTCTCTCAGGGGTGCAGACTTCTCTTGAATAGTCCTCATCAGTGATCGAACACCTGAGTCTGACAAGAAAATTACATCAGAGCCAACACTTTGAATCGTATCTCTTGCGATACATCCAATAGATCCTACTGTATCGCTCAGAACGATAGTTGATGGCGTAGAAGCACCAGAATAGACAAGAATCTGTCGTTTACCAAAGATAAACAAGAAATCATTGTGTGCTGCCAAGCCCATGACTTCATCAGCACCATTAGGCCATACACGAGAGACATCTAGTGATCCAGAAGTGCCGCCCCCCCATACATGACCCGCAATCAGATCAGAGAAGCTAACTGTTACCTTATCTGTAGATGTATTAGCTACCCACAAGCGACCAAATGCCGATAAGCAGATATTGGCTTGAGGAACTGTAGCAACATAGCCAGACTTCTCTGAAACTCTGCGATAAGTAGTTGTACTTATAGCGGGATCATAAATCAGTGGATCGTGTCCTGTTTGAAAGAAGTAAGCAATGCCATTCAAAGATGCACATTGCCAGTTAGATGCAGTAATGGTAGGAGCAGAACCGCCACCACCATAGGTCAATTCAGTCACCGCATTAGCAGTACCAAGTTTAAATATCTTGTTGTTTCCTGCGAACAGAACTGTAAGAGTTCCGTCAGTCTGGACTAACTCATGGATAACACCAACGTCATTAGCACCAAGGTTTCCAGAGGAAGAGTTAACCCTTGACCAACCTTTTCTAGCACCAATACGACCATACTGATCCAAGATGCAGTTGGTTGCAACCAAAGCAAATCCCGCCCCTAAATCAAGGGGAGAATCTTCAGTGTTCAGGCCATAAAAGCCTGGTGCTGAGAGACTGTATGTTTGTAGTTGTGCCGCCATTAGATCGCCACAAAGTTATCTTCAGGATAACGAGTGCTTTCCATCGCAATAGCGTCAGAGAGCATTCCTTTAAACAAAGCATAAGCCTCGGAAGAGCTTGTCCCACCATCTTCACCACGCTCAATCAAAGCACGAGCATAGGCACTCTGAGTAACCAAATAGTCCAAAACCTTGACTGAAGTGCTGTCAGAAGTCAAATTAGCCTGTGGAATAGTCACTTCAAATTTCAATGTATATACGCCATCAGGAATAGGATACAAATCAATTTTTGTGTCGCCACTAGAATCTGCGCCATTAAAGCAATATTGAGCAGGGATGCCTTTAGCAGGTGTGCCAAAACTTAACTTGCGGTTCATGTCTGAGACTGCAATGTTGCTAAATACAATATTGCTTGTAGTATTAAGGGCTTCAGCAATACGAAACTTCTGACCAGTACCAGTTAAAGAGTATGAACTTGTGTTGGCAGCAGTCGTAACTGTAACTGTCTGATTTAAGACATTCCAAGTGTATGTATCTTCAATCTGACGCTTGGCATCATTGACAAACTTGCCAATCAGAGAAGAATAGGTTGTTTCGCCAACAGTAGATACTGTGCTTTCACGCAAGCGAACTAACACATCGTTAACAAGTTCTAAGTAGGTCATGTTCTTTGCGCTCCTTGAACCTCAAATGTGGCAATAAAACTGAATGTACTTGCACTTTGAGTCGTAATTTGAATTCTATCGCCTTCTTCTAAAACGATATAAGCATTGCCATCAAACTGAAGGTATTGCTTTGAAGTAAAGTCGTAAGCAGTAAGAATATCTAAAGTGGTTGCTGTACTTGCGTCATACCATTGAACTGTAATGTGCTTAGTCGATCCACCAGTATTGTGGATATACATGACAGTAAATTTGGCGTAATAACCCGTAGGAACTGTGTAAACAGTAGTCAGCGTTGCGGCTGTTGGGTTAATTCCGACAGATACTGGTC